GGAGTAATCGCTGGGAATACTCGGCCATCAACTTCGACGGGTTGCGCGTGCGGATGCTTCTCTCTAAGTGAAGCTGCCCGTAATTTCGCGCGATGTTCATCGGTCAACGTACCGCCCTTATTTGGTCCCGGCCGTCCCATCCGAATCGCCGAGAGTTTCGCGCGATGCGCGTCTGAGAGCGGACCAACCTTCTTGCCCGTATTCCACGATCGGCGGCCTGCCGCGTAGCTTGCGAGTGCTCGTTGTGATTGCTTATCGCGCGTTGTATCTGCGTGTCGGCAATCCTGCGTGCCCATGCCGCCTGCCGCTCGATTGTAACCCCCCGGCGTCATCGTGCCGAGCGCCGCAATCGTGGCCTTCTCGGCGGCATGGAGCTCCGCGAGCGTGCCGAATGTCCCGAGCACCGTGACCGTGAACGCCGCCCACCCGCACGCGCGAATCGCCTGCGAGAGTGGATGCGTCAACCCCTCACGCGCCTGCTTGCGATGATCGTTCATGCGCAAATTCAGCGCCCGAGTGGTTGCGCCAACGTAGGACAGTCCAGTCACGGTATTCGTCAGTCTGTAGAGTGTCATCGGCCCTCCTGAAAGGACCGATTATACCAGTACGTTAACTGCTTAGCCCACTACCTAACCAGCAACTACGACACCGAGCTCCTGACGCAAAACGGCGACGCCGTATAAGACATCCAGGCGCTGCACAAATTGATCGCTCAAGGCCACGTAGTCCCGAATCACCCGCAGCGCCTTCCCGCTCTTTTTGCTCGCAGCGCGATAGGCGCGATCGGTCCCACCCGGCAACGGCAAATCGACCATAGCGAGGGTGCCGAAGTCCTTGTGCACCACGAGGTTGTTCGGCGTCTGCTTGCCCGCAATCGCCGCGAAGTTCGCCGCCGGCTGGCCCCACACAAAGACCGGCGTGCCTGTCGCCGGCAGGTTCGTGACGTTCTGGAGCTGGCTGCCCGGGCCAATGATGGCCGGCGCAATCGGGATGGTCATCGCCCCCGCGCCATCCGCCGTGGTCGTGGCGGTGACCACGAATTGCATCGGTTGGCCCGTGCTCGAGAAGCTCTGCGGGTTGATGCCGTTGACCGGCGTGGTCACGCTGATGAAGCTGATCTTGTCGCCCGCATTCACGACCGCGGCCGCGGCCCACGCCGCGGTAATCACCGAGCTGGCCCCACTCGCCGGCACGCCGTTCGTCGTCGGCGTCGAGGCCCCCAGCGCGCCCACGGTGTGCACATAGATGTTCTGGTCCATGTACCACTTCGCGCCGAGCGTCGAAGACTTCGTCATGCTCCCGGAGTCATACTGCGCGCTGATCTCGCGGCCTGAGTGGAACAGCCCCTTGAGGTTGTCCATGAGGCTGAAGTCCGCAATCGGATTCAGGAAGTTCATCCGGCCGTTGTCGTCCGGCGCCGCCATGTTGTCGAGCAGTACCTTCGCCAAGCCGTAGGTGGTGAGCGTCGTCGGCGTGACACCCGGCGTGCCGACCGCCTGATTCAGGCCCTGTGCGAGCCCGCACACGTCCTGGTCAATCAGGTTGTTCAGCCGCACAATCTGCGGCATCACCACGCGCTCGCGGTAATTGTCGATGTCCAGCGTCAGTTGCTGACTGGAGACTTCGGTGTCCACGCCGCGCTGATACGCCAGCGTGAGCGGCACGAACGTTTCGGTGATCGCTTCGATCTGAGCGGCTTGCCCCAAACGCCCGATGTAACGCGGTGGCTTCCGAATATCCAACGTTTGGCCCAGCACCGCACCGCCAAACTCGAACTGGTCGGAATATTCGCCGTTGACTTTCATCATGACGGCGTCCGTGTTTTCCAATACTGAAAGTGCTTCGTACGTGATTACGCGATTCGTAAGTAATGTGTTCGCCATCGTGCACTCACTTGCTGAGCGTGACTCGTACTGGCTAGTGGAGTCACGCACGAAGTAAGTCGCAGATGGTCATCGAGGCCAGACCGGCGATGACGCAGTGCGAATCAACAGTCTACGCGGATGCTTTTCTCAATCGACGCCGTTCCCACGCATCGCGCATTTTTGCTTTCGTCTCTTCCGAGTGCTGATACCCTGCACGCGTCTGTCGCCACTTCTCGCGGGATTCAGCGGACATGACAATACCACGAGTCTTGCGCGTCGCGGAAATCTTCGCACGCGCCTCAACGGTGATGATGCGTCCCTTCTGCGCCGCTGACATCCTTGCGCGCGTCTCTGCGGAAGGAGTCACGCCCACGCGAGGATGTTCAGCCAGATTGGCGCGAATCGACGCCGACATCTTCGCTTTACTCTCCTCGGTATGCGTGAAACACTTTACCGCCTGTGCGGCGCGCCGTCCCTCCGACCACTTCGGCATCTGACGACCTGTGCCACTCACGCTCATGCGCGCCCGGAGAGCCGGATCGGCCATCGCAACCGCGTGAGCGGCGCGGGCGAGCGCGGACATCGGCTTGCCACGCTTTGACTCCGAGACTTTCGCGCCCCACGTAACGACACGGCCCTTCAGAGCCCTCGACACGTTCGCTTTTGCTTCCGCAGACTGCTTGAAGCCATCCGGCGGTCCCGATCCCGCTCGCCGAGCCGCGTTATAGAGGTCTGGCGTGGTGTCGATGTGATACTGCTCGCGGCGAATAGCTTCGTCGCGCGTCTCACACCGCTCCACCACGGTCCATGCAAACGCATCCGCGCCGAGCGCATCCCAATCGGTCTGCAGCGCACGATTGGCGTGCTTCCCGTTGTTCAGGCGCGACAGATGGCAGTCCCAGCGATGCGGGATATGGTTGCTACTCCCGACGTAGCAACGCCCCGTGACAAGATTCAGGATCGTGTAGACGCCTGCTTGCTTCACAGCGGTATTATCGCCTATTTCTCTCTGCCTCACGCACCCGCTTGTAGTTCTCGTAATCGCCCTTCTCGGCATAATCGACGGCGGTCAGCACCGTGCTCCGGCCGCCCGTGCCGACAGGTTGCATCGGCGCGGGTGGCGGCGGCGGCGGTTGATGCCCGTTGTCGTTCCCGTTCGTCAGCGACTGAGCCGGTGCGAGTTTCGCCAACTCCAATCCGAACGCCGCCGGCTGATAGATAGACAGCCAGGTCAGCTTCTGCGCCAGCGCGGGATCGCGCAGAATGGCGTAGACGAGATGCTCCGCGTTCGGCTGCTGCCACACGAACTGCCGCGCCTGTGGCGGCATCTGCGCCGTGGCCGCCGCGCCTGGGCCGCTCAGCATGGCATCGAAGTCCTTGTAGGCGGCCTGACCCTTCGCCCGCGCACTCTCGATGTGCGCCAGAAACTGCTGCTGCTGCTGGTGCGCCTGAATGCCCTGCAGAATCTGCTGCTGGATGCCGGGCTGCTGCTGTTCCCACGTCCACGCGTGATGGTCCTTCACGAAGGCGCCATACGTCGCATAGACCGTGCCCACGTCGTCTTCTGATGGCTCAGGACGCGTCTGAAGAGGCTGAGAAGGGGGAAGGGCCGCCGGCTGGCCTGTGCCCCGCTCCGGGGCTGGGGCGGCCCCGGTTCCCAGCGCGGGTTCAGGCCGGGCCGGCGGCTGCTGCAGGCGCGCTTCGAGTTCGCGCGCTTTCTGTTCGGCGGCATCGGCGCGGGCTTTCTCGGCGTCCCGCGCGTGCGCGAGCTCCTGGTAGCGGGCGCGGCCCTTCGCCAACGGCGGCGGCTCGGTGCCGACCGGTGGTGTCGTAGACGCGGCGCGGTCAGCCACGGGCGCCGCGGGCTTCTCCGGTGCAGGCTCGGGCTGGCGCTCGTCGATCGTCGCTTGGAGCTCGTCCGCACTCACCCCGACACCGCTGAGCGTGCGGCCCTTGTCGTCCGTCGCCGAGGCTGGCGTCAGTTCATCCATGACTCACCCGATGCGCTTCAGGATACGCGGGTCGGTTTCCACCTGATGCTCGTCCATCTCCGCCAGTACCTGCAATTTCGCGTCGATTTCACGGATGTCGCTCGCGGCGTCCTGCACGGCGTGCATGTCGCCCGCTTTCAACTTGGACGTGAGATACGCCACCAGCGACGTTTTCTGCTCGAGCAAATCGGCTTTCTGTGTGGTCATGCGTCGTCCCGCTGCACCGTCACAGCCTGCGGTTGGTCCAAGCCATTTTCAGAAAACTGCATACCGCTCACGAGGCGCAACACGTTCCCGAGATGCCCGTCAGACAGCCAGAACACCAGATCGCCACGATCCGCGAAGAACACGGTGACTTTCCATCGCGGCACGACCTGCATCATGACTCGCCCTCGCCGTTCGTGCTCTCCGCCGCCTGCGGGCGTCGCCCGAGTTCGTCGAGGACCTGCGTCAGATACGGGCGGTCCTCTGGGAACCGTCGAAGCTCATATTGCAAGGCGACCAGTTCCAAATCTGAGCAGGCTTCCAAGAACATCGGGGTGAACGCACGTTCGTCGATCATCTGGCTCACGCGCCGCCCCCGTTCGGGTTCTCGGCCGCCTGCGCCGCCGCGCGCTCGGCCATCTCGCGCTCATGCGCGCGTCCGGCTTCGGCTTCGCTCGCGGCCCCCGCCTGTTCCGTCTGCTGCGCCTGCACCCCACTGGCCCGCGCCAGTTCCGCTTCGCGACTGTCAATCTCTGCGGCCATCGCCATGCCGCGCAACTTCAGTTCCTCGATGCGCAGCTTGTTCTCGTTGTCCATCGCCGCCTTCTGGAGTTCGATGCGGCCCTCCATCTCGGCAATCTGCAGCTTCACCTGCAAATCCGCCTGTGTGTCCTGCTGCTTCGACTGCGCCGCAATCTGCGCGCTCTGCACCTGCGCCTGCTGCTTGACCTGCTCGGTCTGGATGATCTGACTCGCCTGTTGCAACTGCTGCTGGAGCTGAGCAATCAGCTGCTGTGCCTGTGGCGGAATCTGCGCCTGCTGGTCCTGGTCCTGCAATTCCGGCGGCAACGTCTTCTCGAGCCGCTCCGCAATCTTCTGCGCCCCAGGGAACGACAACTGTCGCACGTAGTCCGGCGTGGCGACCGCCGCCATCGCGGGCGGCAGATGCGGAATCAACTGTCCCAGCGCCATCGCGCCCTCTTCGCGCTTCGTCGCCGAACCTTTCCCCACGGTGACGGTGACGGCATACTTGCCGTTCAGGTCGTAGAACTTGTAGAGCGAGTCCTTCAGCTTCGCCATCTCGGGCGTGACACCGTCAGGCGCGCGCTGCGGCACGCCATTCGGCCCCTCGGTGAATGGCTGGCCAATCATCACCTGCTTCGGCTCGTCATCCATCCCGAGAATCTGGAGAATCTGCCCAGGCCGCGTAATCTTCGGGATCACCTCGAGCATGAGTTCGGCCGCGTAGATGCGCGCCCGGCGCACGTTATCCGGGTAGTTGCTGTTCGCCAGCTCGCTCTGCATCTTCAGCGCCTCGAGCGCGCGGCCGCTCCGTTCGTTCGGATGCGAATTGCCCAGACTCGCGTCGCCCGTGCTCGTCGTTGCCTTCACCGCCTCCTCCGACATCCGCATCAGGTCCACCGCGGCCTGAATCGGCGCTTCGGTGGTATCCATCACCGGCTGCGGGAGTTGTCGCCCTTGATCGTCCCACGCGTCATACGGCAGGTAGCTATGGTTGTAGAGCGTGCGCGTCTGCCAAATCGGCTGATACGCCGCCACGCTCGCCGCCGGAATCATCGGCGCTTTCTTGCTCGACAGCGCGAAGATCTCCATCGCGCCTGAATAGGTGTAGTTGATCATCCGCTGCGCGTCCATGCCTTCGTCGATGATGCCGCGCAGCACCGGCCGCCCATCCACGTTCAGCTCTTCGCCGAGCACCGGAATCAACGGAATCCGCGAGCCGACCCACGTGTATTGCTCCAGCGACTCAATCGCGTTGATTTTGTCGCACAACACCCGCGGCACCCGCATCACCCGCTCGCGCCGAATCTGGTCTTTGCGGTAGGTCGGCGAGCCGTCGGTTTTCTCCACGACCGTGCCGTCGAGCAACTCACAGAATGTGCGTTCGTCGTATTCGAGGCGCCAGTATTCCGCAATGCGGATACTGTCCGTCGTGACCCAGCCGACCATGTCGCCCGTGGTCATGAACTCCTCGAGCCCGCGAACATCCGCCTTCGGCCAGCGCCGCGTGAATTCGTCCTTGTCGAGGTCTTCCACCACGAAGAGAAACTGCGCATCGCTACGCGTCGGCCGCGTGGCGCTCGGGTCGCAATACACGCTCAGGTTGTTCGTGATGCGCTCTTCGCGGATTTCCTGGTCGAAGACTTCCGGATCGTTCGGGTCGCCGTCCCACGTCTCATGCACGAATTCCGTGCGCAACCGGAACCACCCGAGCCCGCCTTCAATCGCCCCATCGGCGGCCCACTCGACCGGCGATTCGCCACGCGCATTGTTCTGCACGCGCCGCATGTAGCCTTTGTAGATTTCGGCGACCTCGTCGTTGGCGCCGAAGCCGTTCGGGAGCACTTCGAAGCCGAAATCGGCGTTCTTGATCGTGTTGCTGGTCTGCCGCACCGGCTGACTCAGGCGATCCACCACGAGACAGGGTCGCGGCGGTTGCGCGGGCACGCCCGCCAGCGCCTGCGAGCCTTCGCGGGCGCGCTTGATCGCATCCGGCCACTGATTGCCCGCGCGGAATTCTTTCGCCGCGAGAATACGCCGCCGTTGTCCGTCTTCCGCGTCGGCGCACTTCGTCCAGCGGCGGCGGGCTTCGGCGATGAGATCGTTGGGAATACTAGCCATGCACCTGCACCGCAAGGCCGAGATGAGCGTGCTCTTCGTGGTCGACCATCGCCTCACGGAGTGCAGCTTCTGTCACGGCCGACGCGGCGAAGGCGCACAGCCCGCAGCGCGCGCACAACTTGCGGACAGCGGGGAGCGCGGGTCTCATCCGCGCCAGCCGTTCTCGAGGCGCCGCACCTGTTCGCGCTGCGCCTCGATGTCCGGCATCGCCTCGCGCATGATGTCGTTCCACACGGCCGGGTTATTCGCCGCGTCAAGTAGGCGCCGTTGGTAGCGCGGCGCGCACGCGAGCAGTTGGAGGTAGCGAAAGAGATTGTCGAGGAGTTGCGAGTCCTCGCCGATGCGCAGGCCGCGCCAGATGCTCTGCGCCGCACGTCGCCACTGCTCCAGACCACCGATGACCACCGTGAGAAGGCGGAACCTATCGCGCTCAATCTCGCGCATGAATTGGATGCACGCATCATGCAGCGCGCGCTCGCGATGCGTGCTCACGCGGTCGGAAATCGGCAGATCTGGCAATCGCAGCACATCAGACACCGCGCATCACCCATCGCAGCCGCTGAAGAAACCCCATGCCGACGTGTTCCGCGAAGATTCGTTCCACGTGATGACCAAGCGCCTCCTGCTGCTCACTCAGCGCCTGCACGCGGTCCATCAGCAACGCAATCTGCCTCGCATTCGACTCATGCCCCGCATACAGCGCCTCACCGTTGCGCGTGTTGCGCTCCGTCACCACCTCGACATCGTCGAGGCGCGCGCCGAGCGTCTGCGTCACCGTGCGATGCGTCCGCTGCTCATCCGCGTTCATGACACCCGCACCGCTTGGCGCTGGAGCACGCCCCACAGCCACTGCCGTAGCCACAGCATCTGCAATTCGTTGTTTTCCTGGCCGGTGCGCCGCACCCCGCGGGCGCGCAGCACATCCTCGCGCAGCACCTCGAACGGCGTCAACGGCGGGTAGTCGCGCTCCACGGTCGGATTCAGGTCCACGGCAGCCCTCAGCATATACCAGCTCGCCCTGTCAAGACATCCAGCCCGTGACGCCCACCACAGGCGGCTTCGGCGGCGGAGGCGCGGGTTTCACGGGCTGCACCTTCTGCGAAAATGTGAGCGCCAACGCGTCCCCTTCGTCAGGCGATGGCACATCGCGAGCTTTCATGTCCTTCTTCGACTCCAGCCAAATGCGCTGTTGAAGGTCTTCGCGTAATCCCGGCGCCGTCAAATCGGATTCAAGGCGCGGTGATTTGTCAATCGCCCCGGTGATCAACCACGACTTCAATTCTTGCCAAATAAAATCCCGCATATACCGGCATTTCTTGTCGGGACTGTCCGCGCCAAAGTTCACCTCCAGCACGTTGCGGTGCCCGAGCTCGCGCAGCCGCGTCCCCACACTGCCGGCAATGCCCGCGCTGTCGAGAAACAGCATCGCCACCCGGTGCCCCTGATACGTGCCGCTCAGCACATCCGCGAGTCGATTCGTGAGCACCGAGGGATCGCGGGTCAGCTCGCCCGGGATGCGAATCGCGGGGATGCTCCGCGCATCGCGCCCACGCCGGAAGCGAATCACGTTGCTGTCGTGGCCGCCCCACGCAAGGTCGCAGCCCGCCACGAGCGGCTCGTCGTCGAGCACCAGCACCTGGCGCTTCTGCGCGTCCAGCACGCGGCCTGAATCGATGAACTGCGCATCTTCGGCCTTTGGCGGCACCCCGCGCACGCGCACGCGGAAGCGGTCGCTGTCCTCGCCGCCCCAGTCTTCGAGTTGTTCCGCGATGAGCGCCTTGTTCGGGAACCGACAGGTGCGCGCGTCAATCACCCACGTCTTCCAGCGATGCCCGAGCCCGCCGAACACGACGTCATGGAACACCCCGCGCCGTCGTGTGGGATTGCCGAAGAGAAAAATCATCGGTTCACCGTCCGTGAGCCCGCCTTCCTGCACTTCGTGAATCACGTCCGGCACGTTGCTATCTTCGTCGTTCATGTAGAAGCTGGTCGAGCCGACATTGTGCTGTCCGGCGAAGGCTTCGCTGTTGTCCGGGTCGCACGTCTGCGGGCTGCATTTCCAACTGGTGCGATGGCCCGCGCGATACATAATGCTGCTGTTGATGACAAACCAGTGCGACGTCAGGCTGCGCTTCGTCCACACATCAATCGCGGCCCAGGTCTTATCCTGGAGCTGCGTATTCGTGTTCGCGGTGATGACGCCCTTCGCATCGCGGCGCGTGCTCATGAGAAAGTTCACGACCATGCCGGTCAGCGCGCCCTTGCCGATGCCGTGACCGCTCGAGACCGCCCCGCGAATCGGCATCACGGGCGTGACGCCGTCGAACTTCCGGCTGGTGATTTCATCGCCGAGCCAGGTGAGAAACTCACACTGCCAGATGTCCGGTTCCTGATAGGCCGAGAGGGGGGTATTGTCTTCGCCCCACGGGAAGGCACCGCGCACGTAGGCGAGCGGGTCCGCATACATCTCGCTGCACCAGTCGTGCAGCTCTCCCTCCGCATCGCGTGTGCCCTGCGGCGCCACGGTCTGCGTGTTCATGCCTTCTCAGCCCGTGCGCGCAACTTCGCGCGATCGAGGCGCGAGAGTAGCTCTTCCGGCGCGCTGATTTCCAACTTGTCGCGCAACATGCCGAGACTGCGCGCGCAGAGTTCCAGCGCCTTGTCCTTCGGATACCAGCGCGGCTTGATCACCGTCTCGAGCGCATCATCGCTCTGATCGACGTTGCCCTTCACGACGTCGTAGCTCTCAAGGCACATGCGCTCCCGTGGCGTGAGCTTCGCGAGGTCGCGCAACGTCCACGTCGCGTCCTTGCCTTTGCCATGGCGCTCGATAAGCGCGGCGACGGGATCGAAGTCCACGCGCCACCGCAGATGATTCTCCACCCAGTCGCGCGTGATGCGATTCTTGCTGCCCTTCGGACGACCAGGACCGCCGATGGTCCGCTTCCCCTTCCAGTTCGCCTCCGGATTAGGATTTGCCATTGGATTACCGTGTCAGTATGGCACGCTACTTGACCAGGATTTGCGAATCTGATGCCCAGGCGTCCACAGACGGCGGCATGCCGTAGTTCTCCGCGCGACAGGTTAACCACGGCACGGTGCAGGATCGCGTATGGGCCTGGTGAGCCGCATAAGTGGCCTGGGACACCCCAACCCAGTCCAACGAGGATGAGCGTGCCTGTGAGGCGGTGTGGACGAGATCATCGAGTTCAGGCCAGGTCATCAGCGGCACCACTCCATTCATGGGAAACGCGCAGTCAGGCCACGCAGTCAGGCCACGCGCGCGCGTAGTCTCTTTTACGTGGCCCAACTGGGCCCAACTGGGTTCCAAAACATGTCTCGACGTATTATATATATACATGTCACCTAATAAGGACGACAGTGGGGCCAGCTTTTAGAGACTGGCCTGACTGTGGCCTGACTGTAAAACATTAGGGATTATTCAAATATCGCGATATCTTCGCTTGGCTCAACTGTGCGTCATGGCCCAACTGGCAACGCCCAGCCGGTCTGTTTCGGGAATCCGTAGGTTGAGACAGTCAGGCCAAGCTTCTGTCTCGCGCGCGTGAGGGTGCGCGTGGAATGGCCCGCACGATTCCCAGCCTTTTTGACGATCGTGGAATCACAGGCCCCGCCGACGCTCTGCAGATATTGCTCCAGCCATTCCGCCGCTTCATTGCGTTCAACTTGCTCTGTGGCTGTGCCCGCGCTCACCGCGATGGCATCCGCCAGCGTGCGCGTGGCATCGCCGAGCCATTCGAGTTTTCCGGTCCACACGGCGCCTTCTGGCGTGTCGGCGACTTTCGCGGGCTGAATCTGGAAGGCGAGCGCGGGAAGGTCCACGCGGCCGAGGTTATTTTTGGCTTGCCCCATCAATCGCTTCGTCGGCTCGTCTGGATCGGCCATGACGAAGAGCACGGACCGCGCGACGGCGGCAAAGGCGCGCGAGCCCATCAGTAACGTCAGTGGATCGGACGACGCGGATTTATTCACGTGAATCAGCCCGATCGCCGCACACCCTGACGCATCGGCAATCTTCACCACCGGCTCGAGCGCGACGCGCACATCCGCATCTTTATGGGTGTCAAGGTCCGTCGAGAGCCGAGAGAGGAGTGGGTCGAGGACGAGCAACGCGGCGGATTCCTCAGTAATCACCCGTTGAAGCTCTTTGAGGTCAGCCGGAAGCTGCAAGGTGCTCTCGTTGCCGTCAGCGGTCGTCACGTCCACGCGATGCACGCGCGCGAGATTCGCGCCCGCCGCCATGAGACGCGGCACGATGGTGTGCTCCCATGAATCCTCCATCGCGGCCACGATGACCGATTTCTCGAGTCCGAGATACACGCCGGGGAGCGTGCCTTGCGTCATATGCGCAGCCAGGGTGTAGGTCAGGATGGACTTCCCCACGCCTTCGCGTCCACCGACGAGACAGAGCGTGCCGAGCGCGAGCCGTTCGTCCCAGAGCCAGCGCACGGGCCGCACGCGAATCGTGTCCGCGGCCGTCAGCGTAATCTGACGGGCTGGCCGTGGCGCGACCGGAACGTGGCTGGCGAGAAGCGCCTCGAGGTCGGCGACGGTGTGGCCCAGGTCGAGCCAGTTGGACACATCCCCGCCGTTGGCCGGCACGCCGGGAAAGGGCGGCAGCGTGAGGGTCGTGATCCCGACGGCCTCGAGGTGGCGCGCGGCCGTCGCGACATGGGCCGCGCCCTTCGCGTCCGCGTCCTGGAGCAGGACCACGCGTTGCACCCCCGTCGTCTTCAGGAAGGCGGATTCCTCAGCGCCCCACTGGCCGCCGCCTCCACGATTACAGGTCGCCGGCAGACCCACACGCCAGAGTCGATCCGCATCTTTTTCGCCTTCGACGAGCCAGACCCGCGCATGGCCCGCGAGCTCGGGCAGGCGGTAGGGGAACCGCGGCACCCCTTCAAGACTCCACGTCCACCCGCCCTTCCCGTCGGGCCGTCGCCCGGGAAAGGATTTATCCGGCTTCCGAATGACTTGACATTGAAGTTGTCCGGAGGCGTCCCGATAGTCATACATCGTCTGGGACTGACGCCCGTTCGTCGGCCGATCAGGGAGCACATCGGCCCACGTCAGCCCGACCGCGGCGAGGATGTCACGCGGCGCGCACCCGGCACTACGACAGATGAAGACGATCCCCGTGTCGCCAGCCATGATGTCGAGCGATGGGTTGGTATCGGGATGCGCGGGACAGCGCGTCCGGTAGTCCTTCCCGCGTTTTTTCGGGGCGTCGAACCGTTGAAGAATCTCGTGGAGCGCGAGCATGTCACGCTCCGATGAAGCCAGGCCACACGCCAATAATCAGGCGCACCGCAGGCCGAGCGACACGGAGTGGGAGACGCAGCAAGACGGCGAC